TGCTACTAATACTAATATTACTGAAGGTTTTAAAACTTCAATATCATTTTGTGCACAAAAAGTTTTTGACAAATACTTTGGTAAACTAAGTAGCGATAAAGATTACTTTATAGAAGGCACAAACAGAATTAGACCATATCAAACTGCAAGAATTTCGCTTGAACAAGACGAAGGTCGCAGCTTTGTTGTTCAGCCGACAGTTGGTATTACAACTATACTTATGCCAGATATATCAGGCCAGGAAGCTATGTATATGCTAGCATCAAGAGCTTATAACCCTGATACACCATCTCTTTCGTATAGATTTTTTGAAACTTTTGAAAACTTTTATTTTTGTACTGATGAGTATTTTATTAAAGACGTCAGAGATGATGAAGCACAGAAATTGTTTTATGCTCCAGTAGTTGACTATGACGGGCCAGCCGAAGGCAATACCCAAAGGATTGAATCATTAGAAATTGTATCAAAAGGTATTGATACTGTAACAGATATTTATTCTGGTTCCTATCGTAGTAAAGTTACAGAAATAGATTTTGTTAGAGGCGCAGTTAATTATAGAAATTTTAATTATGATAACACGCGCTATATTGATATGTCTGGTACACCACGAGACTTGAATTTTAATCCTCATACAGAACGTTTTAGACAAGACATGTTTAGAGAAGATAATGCTAAACAATTTACAGTTTTTAGAGATCATTTGCGTAATGGTGATACAGTAAGTAGTTTACGTAACGAGCAACACTTATCAGAAATTATCCAAAACAGAACTTCATATTATTACCATTTAAACAACACATCTTTAGGTGCTTCCTTGATGGGTAGGCTTGACTTGAGACCTGGCCAGATTGTTGACTTAGATTTATTATCTTTGTCTGGTTTAGATCAAGGACAAGGGTTAAACAAAACCATGTCTGGTAGGTATTTAATTCAAACCGTAAGCCATTCCTCAAACGGGGAAGGTAGTTTAGTAACACAACTTAGAATGGCTAAGTTTGATTGGAGTGCTCCAGGCGGCCAACCCACACCTTCAAATTCAGATAGTAGGACTTAAATAATGAGCGGAATTGCAAATCCTTTATTTTTCGTTGGAGTTGTTGAAAATAACGACGATCCAAGATTTGAAAGTAGAGTACAAGTAAGAGCACTTGGTATTCATGGTACAAAAAAAGAAGTACCAACGGACTTATTACCTTGGGCTATTTTAGCTAAAGGTGACTATGATGCAAATGGAGCTATTGGTAGTGGTATTCCAGAAATAAACAACTTTGTATTTGGAGTAATGCTTGATGGCCGTGATGCACAGCAACCAATGATATTGGGATTGATTCCTACTCAATTTGCAACTAAATGGGGTGAACCTGGTGGACCAGGCGAGCTTTGGGGTAATGTACCACCTGACCCACGCACTGGAACTATTACATCAAGAAGTACTGCTCCTGAGAATTTTGGTCAACCGCAATCTGATAGATTATCGCGAGCAGAAAATCTTGAAGAAACATACGTTTTACAGCAAGAAATGGGTAGAACTATAGATGTTCCCAGCGCTGATGGCGAAACATGGAGTGAACCACCAACTGCTTACAATGCTACACCAACACTTAACAAAGTTATTAAGGTTGGAGATTCCAGTATTGAAATTGATAGTTCTCCAGGTTCTGAAAGAATTATGATTCACCACGGAGAAGGTTCTTACATTCAAATTGATTCTGCTGGTTTAACTACTGAAAAAACTGTTGATGATAAGTATGAAGTTATTGATGGTAAACAACATGTTTCAGCTGGGCGCGGTAGTAATGTTACTATTGTTGGAAATGCTTATGTTAAAGTTGTTGGAAATAAAACAGAAGAAATTACTGGTGATTTACAAACATTAGTACACGGTAACCATTTATTATCAGTGGGTGGTCAATCAACACATCAAGCTGGTGTTCAATTACAGCTTAGAGCTGCTGATATTAAAACGGAAGCAAACGTTGGTACTTTTTCTATAAAAGCTGCTAAAGAAATGCAAGTCGATTCTGGCCAAGGGGTGTATTTTAAATCAGGTAAAATTTGGATGGAAGCATCTGATACGTTTAACGTTAAAGGCAATGAAATGTTTATTAACGGAACATCAGATTTTAATATTAAGGGAGACACGGTTCTTGTCTTAGGTTCAGATGGAGAGCTTTCAGTAAAAGGTACGACTGTCCACATTGATGATAATGTAAATATGGCTAACGGTGATGCCCTTGAAGCGAGTGCTGCAGAAGGATCCAAAGGAGCCGCGGCCGTTGAAGCACCAGAACCACCAACTCAAAGTACAGACATTGGTGGAAGCTCCGGTGAGCATGATCCTAGTAGTAGAAGTACTGCTGGTGCTGCTTCTCAAGATGATAATGTTGACGGTAATACTAGCGTGCAATCTTATCCAGCTGGTGAAATTTCTGCAGCGTTGCAATCAAACGCAACTCCATTATTAGAATATATTGGTAGTTTAGAAAGTCCACGAGGATACGACGCAGTTTTAAGCGGAATTAGCCAATCACGCCAACCGCCAAAACAACTTACGACTATGACTATACAAGAGGTTTTGGACTGGCAAGAGCGTATTGATAACGGCCCACAAGCTTCTGAAGCAGCGGGAAGATACCAAATTGTTGAAGATACATTACGAGGTTATAACAACGATAGATTTTCAAGCCGTCAAGCAGCTATAGCTGCCGGAAGAGGATCGTCAGCACTTTATACAAAAGCCGGACTTAGTGGCGGTGATTTGTTTAGCGTTATAAACCAAGATAAAATGGCTATGGTTTTAATTGAACAAAGAGGATTGAGTAAATATTTAAATGATGAAATCCGCTGGGATGAATTCGCTAATAACTTATCTAATGAATTTGCATCGTTACCTATTGTTGGCGGGCCTAATGCTGGACAAAGTAGTTACGAAGGAGTTGCAGGTAATAGTTCATTAGGCGGCGACACAGCGGCCGCTAAAATCCAGGGTATACGTAGTGCTATTGAAGCAGTCAAAGCGAGAGCATCAGCATTGCCTGGCGATCCAACAAATACAACAGGAGGTGCTCAATAATGGCTTGTACATGTAGTCCTAAAAGCAGTAAGATGTGTGATAGCTGTTTACGAGCAGCTGCGCCTAGAGTAATTGGAAGCAACGTAAAAGCAAATGGTGAGTTTACACTTAATCAAGTTGAAGAATTTACAAGACAATTTGAGGCTACAATTGTAGCTGATGTTGAAAACAACCCTTTAACAAAAGTAGTAAAACGTTTTGGAAATGAATTTTATGATTCCTTAAACAAAGTTAATACTGAGTTTTTGCAAAGACCAGATATTGTTAATCAACTACCCGATTATAAAGTCATATCTGAAAGATTAACTTATGGTCCTATCACTGCTTTAGAATATGCAGCATTTTTATCAGATAGTAATTACACTCCTGGATCTGCAATTATAAATGGAAACGCAAATGGTTCAAAGTTTATAAGAGAACTTGATAACTATTATAATGGTGATTTTTCAGATAGTGTGTTAGGTGGATTTTGTTCTTTGTTTGGAAATATTTTTGGAGCAATTGGTGGGTTCTTTAATATACTTGGAACTGTAGGTGCTTTAATTAGTGACGCTTTAGAGTTTATCTCTAAAATTAGAAACATTGAAGATCCTATAAAGGCTTTATTTGACGCAATTAAAGTAAAGGCTCTTATTGAAGCCATTAAAGAAAAAATTGCTTCAATGATTGAAGGTGTAATTCAAAAAGTTAAAGACATGGTTTCAAACTTTGATGCTGCTCAAATTATGGAAAACATTTCAAACGCTATTCAAACAAAGATTTTAGATAGAATTACAAATATCAAAAACGATATTATGCTTTTCTTTTCAGAAGAAAACACGGGAAGACTTAAAGATAAAATAAAAGGAATTATCGATTATTGCATTGGACTATTTGATAACCCATCCTTAGAAGAAATTCAGTTTTTAATTGCTAGAATCTGTGCATTTGCTACGGGTATTGAAGGTTTAATCAAAGGCCTGAAAGCACCGTTAGATAATTTTTCAAACCGTTATCAAGAAGTTTTTAATACTTTAGAAAATGCTGGTAATAGAGTTACTAGTGCTGCTATACAATCCGGAGCTGTTAGATATACTAGAGAAGCAAGACAAGAAGCTGCCGGGCAAACCCAGAACACGTGGAATGACGGTAGCTCATCTCCAACGTCTCGCCCAATTTTACGAGAACTGGTCAGTCCAATACGACCAGAAGAACTACAAGAATTGTCAAATGACACTTGGGAAAAGTTCCGCGATGGACAAGTTTATTGGATTAAGCCAAATCCTGGGGCAGGGTGGTTAAGGCGTGAATCAGCCAAGCCTACTCATGAAGCTTGGACGGTTCTTTCAAATGACGTAAAAGTAAGAGTTAAAAGATTGCATGGGATTTGTACACGTGAAGGTCTTATTAGTGGGCCTTGGCTGATGACCAGTGGTTATAGAAGCCCAAGAGATAATGCGTATCTGCGGTCGCAAAGCAGTGCTGTTGCTCAAAATTCTTTGCATATGCAAAAGATAGCAATAGATCTTTCAAACGTAGGCTGGAACAAAAGTGATTGGCCCCAAATAAGACAATACGGCCGAGATTGTGGTTTTGGTGGTGTTGGATTTTACTCTGGCTCAAACTTTATACATTTTGATCTCGGGCGAGTTCGCAACTGGGGTAGCTAATGAAAATAAAGATAAATAAAGTAAAGTAGGAGCGCACAATGGTAGCTGAACTATATACA